TTTGCGAAGGTGGGTGAGGTGATGGTGATACGTTCATGTGTACAGGTCTGGAAGGAGATGCCGGAGTTGGTCAGGTACGTACAGCAGTTCCATGATGCCAATGGTGGCACCACAAGGAGCAAGGTTTACATTGAACCAAAGGCCTCGGGGTTGTCATTGAAGCAGACGTTATTTCGGGGCAGTACGTTGAATGTTATTGAGGACAAGGCACCGACCACGGACAAGAAGTCCAGGGTAGAGAGTTGCACGCCCTTTATTGAATCAGGCAGAGTGAGGTTGGTTGAGGGGCCGTGGAATGAGGCGTTCATACATCAGTGCGTTACGTTTCCAAGTGCAAAGCATGATGATATGGTGGACTGTTTAACGATGGCTATTGGGAGGATGCAGAAGCCTGTAAAAAATATTTTCTTTATCTAAAGTAATTTCCAGATTACATACCACAATCACGTTATTTTTTGTAAATTAGCATAGTTATGTTCAACAAAGAAACAGCAAGCGAAGCCGGGCGCAAGTCCAAACGAGGCAGGGCGACCCATACCATACTGACTGAGCGGCTGCGGCCTATGGTAGTCAGGGATGGACTGTTAAAGAATGCAGAGTTGTTCCGCAGGATGCCCAGGGAGCTTGCAGAGAAGGTAATCAGAAAAATACTTGAGATATGAAACTACAATTTAGCGATCCTGTACGTCAGGATGAAATGGGCAACCTCGAAACAAACGAGTACGCCCCGGTGATGCAGACCAACAGCGCAGAGGCAGAAGCCCTGATCAGGGAAGTGCTGGAAGGGCACAAGGGCGATCCCGTACGTACGGGACAGCAAACCAACCACCTGGACGCCATCAGCGAGATGGCAGCGAAGGATGGAACCGGAATGAACTACGAATTCAATGCGGCCACTATGACCGATGGCGATACAGGGCTGTTCAACCCTGAAGTGTTCAGGACACAAGGAATCGGCAGGCCACCACGACCTAACTTGCTGCTGGCATCGATGAACGTGCAGGCTGTCAACTCAGGTGCATACATCGACTGGATAGAACAGGAAGCCAGGACAGGAGTGGCCGGTACAAGGCTTCAGGACGCACAGGGCGGCACTTCAGAGACCAGGCAATACAAGGAGTACTCAGTGCCTATGATCATGGTGAGCGCAGATATAACGGTGACCCGTGAGCAGTTGACGGACAGTGAATGGCTGAGGGGTGACCTGGTGGATGAGCTGACAAGGGATGTGCGGACTGTATTGAGTGACCAGGTGTTGAATGGTGATGGTTTGGGAGCGAACATGACGGGGATCTTTAGTCTTGCAACTGCATTTGATGCCGGTGACTTCGCAGCTGCTGTGACGGGTGCAACGACAAGGGATGTGATCCTTTGTGCCATCAACCAGGCGCAGCTGGCCAACTTCGAGCCAAATTTGGTAGTGCTGAACCCACAGGACTACACTGCCATGAAGTTCGGATGGGAAGGGCCGTTGTTTGATATCCCGGTGTTCACCTCAACGCAGGTAACCAAGGATAACTACCTTGTGATGGATGGAACCAGGGCTACCGTGTTCATTGATGAGATGATGAGGGTAGGGTTCTACGAGCAGCACTCAGACAATGCCATCTACAACAGGGTGACAGCCATCCTGCACAGTAGGGCCGCATTGAAGCTGCAGAACCAGCACACGGGCGGGTTCATTAAGGGTGTCCTGTCAACTGACTTGGCGGAAATTGATGCTACTCCGTAATGAAGCTGAAGAAGATACCCGGCACAGACGACCTCTACGAAGATCTGAACAGTGGCAGGGTCATCAAGAAACGGAACCACGTGGAGGCCTACGGGTCTCATGATGGTGTCGATTTGAGCCCGCCCAGACTTGAGCCCACCCCTCCGCATGACCTATACATGGAGCCCATCAAATACGAAGCTGTTGAGGCTGATGAAAGGGCATTGGCATGGCTGCCCAAACATCACTTTACTGAAAGGGAGGCCATGTATGTCCTGGAGAGTATGGTGGAAGAGGGCAAACTCCCGGCGGGGACGTTGCCTAACAAGGGCTACCTGGCAGGGAAGTTGAGCGACCACCTGCAGGCGCAGACATTGGTGAAGCAGTTGGTGGACCATGGCTACTTCAGTGTTGGTGGCACTGTTTACCACGTATCAAAGAAATGACCCCCATTTTAACCCCCAAAAATAAAGCCCCTAACATTCAGGCAGTTAAGGGCTAAAAGGTGATCCAGCCAGGACTACACCAACTTTCTGCCCATCCTACCGAAACGTGCGCCCACAGTACAGTGTAGACGGGGTGTTCGGAAATACGCTTTCTATTAAACTATATTAAATAGTAAAAAATAGTAAGAATATTTCACCCCCAATTCAACCCCCTTTTGTATCTTTGCGCCATGAAACAGAAAGTAAGGTTCGTATTGAAGCGACCTAATACCACAGGCACGACCTCGATCATCATGCACTACTCATGGGGGTATCGAGACAGCGGCGGCAAGTACAAGCCCCTCAAATATGCAACGGGTGTAAGCGTATCACCTGACCGATGGGATGGCGAGAACGTCACAGGCACACTCAGCCAACAGAAGAACCAAACACTTAAAGAGGTCAAGACCGCAGCCGATGGCATCTACATCCGCCTGAAGGATGAGGGACTGACCCCCGAACTGTTCAAGGCAGAGCTGGACATCAGGCTGAAGCGTACAGGGGCACCAAAAGAAGCTACCCCCAAAAAGAACTACATCGACAACTACCTGGCCGTCTACATCAGCGAGATCGAGACAGGGGCGAGGCGGACCCTGCGCAACCCTGACAAGCCATTCAGCAAGGGCACCATCCGTGACCTCAGGGCGTTCCGTAACAAGCTCAAAGCATACTACCCACATCTGACCTTTGAGCAGGTGGATATGACATTTTACAGGGCGTTCCTGGCTGCATTATTGAAGGAGCACACCACCAACACTGCGGGCAAGTTCGTCAAGAAGCTCAAGACCGTCATGCAGGCCGCCCTCGATGATGGCATTCATTCAAATGTTGTCTTCAGGCAGAAGTCCTTCAAGGCTGTTGATGAGCTGGTCGATACCATCTACCTGACCGATAAAGAGCTGGACCTGATCTGGGACATGGACCTTGAGGGTCCACATGAGACAGCCCGGGACCTGTTCATGTTGGGCGTGCTGACGTTTCAGCGTGTGTCGGATTGGTGGAAGTTCAACCGCAAGACGCTGCGCAAGACGCCCAAAGGCTTGCAGGTGTTCGCCATCCAGCAGCAGAAGACAGGCACCCACGTACTCATCCCTTATACAAGTATGAGGCTGACACAGCTCATGGAGAAATACGACTACACCCCACCGGTCATGTCCGAGCAGAAGATCAACGACTACATCAAGCAGGTGGTCGAGGCAGCCGCAGACCTTCATAATGATGAGCAGCTGTTTGACAAGGCTGCGCAGGTATCAACCCACACCGCCCGCAGGTCAGCCTGCTCGAATGCCTATTACAACAACATCCCCACCGGCGACATCATGAAGCTGTCAGGACACAAGACAGAGGCAGAGTTCAAGAAGTACATCCGTGTTACCGATGATGAGGCAGCGGAGAAGTTAGCCACCTATGAATACTTCAACCGATGAGCAAGGAGAAGAAGTCGCCCGTTGCATGGCAGCTGGAAGAGTGGAGGGAACAGATGCGCAAGGCAGCCGAGTCCCTGCAAGCCATCACAAGAGAAGAGTGGGAAGCCCGTAGGAAGACAGCACACCCTGAGGCAAAGGGCAGCCCTACAAAGGTGGCGCAGCTCATTATTGATGGCAAGATAGAACACCCGGGAAAGCATCCTGAAGGACAGGACAAAGGCTTCCAGGAGATCGCAGACAACTACAACCTGAAGAGCTGGGGCAGCCTCAAAAGTATCTACAACCGTAAATTGAAAACGTAACTGTTACGTAACGTTACGCCCTGTTTACTAATTACTTACCGTCTATGTTTGCAATTAACAAATAATTGTAAACAATGGAAAGTACCCTATTGCATCAAGTATCACCTGAGAAGCTGAGGGAGTTGATCCGTGAAGAGATCAAGGAACACCTCAAGCCACCTGCCGAGGAGCATTACATACCAAAGAAGAAGACAGCTGAAAGGCTGGGCCGCACCGTCCAAACCCTGGACACCTGGCACAAAGAAGGCATCCTGAAAAAGAAATACATCGGGGGCCGTGTCTATTACCGTGAAAGTGACATTCTAAGACTCGAAACCGCAGAATAAAAAAGCGACCCATTAACCGGATCGCTCTTTATATCTGTGAAGTTGAAACAGAAAGGCACAGACATGGACAAAGATATAGATAATTATTGGCGCAGCAAGTTTCCAGGTATCAGCGATGAGGACTGGGAGAAGAAGAAAGCAGAGATAGACGAGGCGTTTGCCCCTCTTGATAAAATGTTCGGCAACCTTGACGGTCTATTCGGCACAAACATATTCAGTAGTAGCTACAACCCCAAACCAGCCACCGCAAAGTACATTGACACCATCAACGGGGTCTTGTCCGAGTACAGCCAACGCCTCACCCTGAGGCAGCTGTACTACCAGTTGGTGTCACGCAACATCATCCCGAACAAAGACCGGGAGTACAAGAAACTTTCAGAGATCGCCACCAAAGCACGCAAGGCAGGCATGATCGACTGGCAGGCCATCGAGGACAGGCTGAGAAAACCACAACTGCCCTATTATGCTGATGACCTTGCGGATGCCCTGAATGACATCTACAACAGTTACAGACTTGACCGGATGGAAGGGCAGCGCAGGTACATTGAGGTGTGGGTTGAGAAGGACTCCCTGAGTGGTGTGCTGTTGCCCATCACCCAAAAGTACCACGTGCGCCTGATGGTGAACCGTGGTTACTCATCCATCACAGCCATGTATGAGGCATCGGAACGGATGGGAGAAGACCCGCTGATCCTGTACTTCGGTGACCATGACCCCAGCGGACTCGATATGATAAGGGATATTGAAGACCGACTATATGAGATGGGCACGCCTGTGACCGTGGAGCCTGTTGCCCTGACCATGGCACAGATCAGACACTACAACCCGCCACCGAACCCCGCTAAACTTTCAGACACCCGCTCACCTCATTATGTCGCCCAGTATGGCTATGAGTCCTGGGAGCTGGATGCGCTGCCGCCTGATGTACTCAGTGAGTTGGTCGAGGAGGCCATACTGTCTCGCATCGACCTGGACAAGTACAACAAGGTACTGGAACAGGAGAAAGCGGACAAGACCGAATTGAAGAAATTAATAAACAAGAAATGAAAAGAGTAAGAATAACCCGCCAACACAAATGGCAGGATGGCAACGCCAAGAAAGTGGATAACACCACCCCATGGGGCAACGATGCAGCCAACTGGAAGGAAGTGGGCAGGGCTGAAGCGGTGCGCCTGTTCTACCAGAAATACCACAATGATAAAGAATACCGCAAGGCGGTCAGGGAGCATCTGAGAGGCTATGACCTTGCCTGTTGGTGTCCGCTGGATGAACCCTGCCATGCAGACTGTCTGATGAAGTGGGCAAATGAATAACCATCCAGAATTTTATTAACAATTAAATCTTAAACAAATGGAAAGAAAACAATTCGACAAATTTTACTTTGAAAGATCCAGAAAGGAAAGAGCTGAGGATCGTCTTGAACACTACATCGGGTGTTACATGTATGCAGGAAAGGATCTTGAAAAGCCAGTCTCAGAAACTGATGAGTACAAAACACTATTCAAGGAGTTTAATGATGCTTGCGAAGACCTTTGGAAAAAATTAGATGGAGGTCAGTCATGAGCAAAGACTGGACACCGGAAGAGAACTTCGGAGTACTCTTCGACAACAAGGACAAACAAGAAGGCGACAAGAAGCCTGACATGAAAGGAAAGATCAACATCAAGGGCGAGATCCTTGACATAGCGTTCTGGGAGAAGACATCCAAGAAGGGTAGCACCTTCTACTCCATAAAGGTAAGTGAGCCTTATGGATCCTAAAGAACTACCCGCCCTCCCACGCAAGCACCTTCAATGGAACGAGGACCTCCACCAATTCGGCTGTTTCAACCGGGAGATAGGGGTTGAGTATGGATGGAGGTCCGTAACAGACAGCAAGGTGGATGACTTCACCTCGACCAGGTTCATCATGCAGGTCCATGCCAAACACGGCAAAGAGCCACACCTGAGCATTGAACAGGTGCGCTCGATGTGGATCAGGTTTAGAACACAAATATGAAAAACATAAAAGTAAGCTACACCAAAAACGCCAAAGACAACAGGCCCAAAGACAGGAGCCTGCAGGAAACCTATGACCGCATCAAACGAGGTGCGACAAAGGATAGGGTGATGGAAGTACGTGAGCTTGCAAAGGCCGACCCCTATGACTACGATGCACACCAAAAAGCCAAACAAACAAAGTTGGTAGGCGCACTGTTCCAGGGTACGTTTGTTTCAAGACGTGCAAAGGAAGACATCAAAGAACATTCAGGGCTTGCCATCCTCGACTTTGATAAGGTCAATGGAGGTAACCCCGAAATGCTCAAAAAGATGCTGTTCAACCGCTGTGGGTTCATTCATGCAGCATGGATCAGCCCCAGTGGTGATGGTGTCAAAGCTACTGCCCGCATCCCGGTAGTTGAGACTGATGAGGAGTACAAACAATACTACCTGCCCCTGTTGGATGAGGTCAAGAACTTCAGCCCGAACACGGACAAGTCCAATAAAGACATCAGCCGCCTGTGTTTCGAGTCGTATGACCCTGACATCCTCATCCGTGACTGGGATCTTACCGAAGTGTTTGACCGCAAGGCCGAACCTACACCAAGCAGCCCCGCAAGTGCGGGAAAACGAGAAGAAACCACAGGAGACCACGCAAGGGTATTTGAGTCACTATGTAACGGTATCGTTAGCCGAGGTGAGCAGTACCTGGAGAAGAACCGCCACAACTTCCTGTTCATGCTCATAAAAGACTGCATCAAGTTTGGCATCCCTGAGGAGGAAACCTTCAAGCTGATAGAACAGAAGTACACCGGGCACGATGGTGACCTCTCAACGGATGAGATAGCAGACTGGGGCCGCAGGACATGGAAGGAAAACTACTCAGAGGAGGACTTCAACAGCAAGTCTATTGAGTTTGGGGTGGTGCCCACGGACAAGACCGAGGAGGCTAAACCAAAGAAGAAACCTAAAGAGCCTAACGCAGTACAAACAGCGACCAGGTACCTCGACCACAACCTGAAGGACGGTGACATCCTTTACAACGAACTGAACCGGCAGTTAATAATCAGGGAGGGAGACCGCCTGGATAAACTTTATATCGAACTCCGGGGGCATGGTATGAATATCAATATCAATGACCTCAGAATGCTACTCATTGAGCGTTACGCCATCCAATTCAACCCCGTGGTGCAATACTTCGACAAACTGCTGCAAGACTACACCTATGAGCAGGTGAAAGGCTCAAATAAGGAGTTTTGCAAGTACGTCACCACCACAGATGATGAGCTGTTTGAGTCCATGCTCCTGAAGCACCTGGTCCGATGTGTAGGACAAGGCAGGGGCGAACTCACTAACCGCTTCGTGTTCGTGCTGCAACAAACCAAACAGTACACGGGCAAATCAGAGTGGATCAGAAACCTCAACCCGTTCGGAATAGAACTGTATAATGAGAAGGTGGATGAAAAAGAACCCATGCTCACCCTATCCCAAGCCTTTATGATCAACCTGGAAGAGCTGGAATCCTTCACCAAAAAAGAAGCCAACTGGATCAAGTCAGTCATCAGTATGTCACACGGTCAAGTCCGACTGTACTATACCCAACTGTATGAAACGCTCAAACGTATCGGGTCATTCTGGGGTAGCACCAATAAAGTCGAATGGCTGGATGATGGCGAAAATACCCGGTGGATCACAATGGTGGTGGAAGCCATAAACTTCAACTATAACAACTGGCACACCGGAGAACGCTTCGATGTGGAGAAAGTATGGGCAGAAGCCGCATGGCTGTGGAAACAAGGAGCCAACTACGAACCAACCCCCGAGGAGTGGGTTAAACTCGAGGCGCAAAACAAAGAATTTACCTATATGAATGACCACGATCATTGGGTAAATCAATACCTGGTGCAAGGTGATGAAAGCGAGGAACTGTTTGCATCAGCTACAAACATCGCTAAATACCTGAGACTGCAAGGTACTTCAGCAACACCGCAAAAAACAGGTGCAGCACTGAGAAAAGCAGGGTACGAGAAATCACAGAGACGCTCCGGAGCAGACCCGATTAAAGGCTACTTCGTGATGACCCATGACGGTCAAACAGTGATGGATGTGCTCAAACAAAAAGATGAGGAGGACGTGAGACGTGAGAATGACTACCCGAATTTCTAAGAATTTGTACCCACTGTAGACACTTCACTTTTTAGTAGTGTCTACACATCTACGCTTAGAGCAACAAGGGTTTGCGGAGGTTTGTAGACAGTAGACACTAAAATACTTTCTTTTATATACTTTGAAAAAAGGATAGTATGTATGTAGTAGAGTATAGTGTAGAATATATAAGATAGTTTTTTTAGGGGGGTACTGGGTACAAAGTGGCTGAAAGTCAATGGTGGCGGGGGCTGTAGGTGTAGACACTATGAGTTTGCAAGGTGTCTACAAGGTGTCTACAAGTGGGTGGGGGATTAACAACACGCCCCACACGTTCACCCCACTAAATCAGGCAGTTACGCCACAGTTCGAGTCCAATGTGGACTAAATTGCCTTTGACATTCAAATATTTAAGGTTGTGGGGGTCAAATATGGGGGTTGAATTCGCTATATTTGTTTCACAGGTTTAACCAACGAAAACCATAGGAATGCCATTTACAAAGGAAAATGCGAAGCAGGTAGGCAAGAAAGGCGGCAAGATATCAACGAGGTCATCTAACCTCATCAGTGGCACAGCCCGCAGAGACCTGGCACGCCTCACCGAGTACGGTATGCGTAAGGCAAAGGACTGGCTTGATAGGGTGGCAGAGGATGACCCGGGGCAGGCACTGCGGATCCTGACAAGTCTGCTGGAGTACACCAATCCTAAGCTATCAAGAAGGGAGGCTATCAACCTCAGCGCATCCGTGGACCTCACAGCAGAGGAGCGACAACAATTAATTGAAAAGGTAGCACAAGCGCATGGCAACGGACAAGGAGATCATTGAGGCGTATAAGCAGACCCTGATCAACAGCTTTCATCTGTTCGCATCAGAGGCGTTCCCCATCCTGCATCAGGACGAACCTTTCCAGGACAACTGGCACATCCGGTTCCTGTGTGATGAGTTGCAGCGGATCGTTGCCGATGTAGCCAGTGACAGGCCCAAGCAGTACGACTACATAATAAACCTGCCACCGAGGTCATTGAAGACCTACCTGGTAACGACTGCACTGTTGGGGTGGGCATGGTTATTCAAGCCATCGATGAAGTTCCTCAATACATCGTACAGCATCGATATGGCATCTGAACACAGCATGTTTGCCCGCAGGTTGATAACCTCGCATTGGTACAGCCGCATGATCAGTTGGCGTTTGACTCAGGACCAGAACCAGAAGGACAACTTCGGCAACACGAAGGGCGGCAGTAGGGTAGCTGCTGCCACAGGTGGGACGGTAACGGGCAGGGGTGCCAACGTGGTTATCATTGATGACCCTGTCAACCCGATGCAGTCCCGTAGTGATGCGGAGCGCATCAGGGCGAACAAGTATTTTGATGAGACGTTAAGCACGAGGTTGAACCGCCCTGGGAAGGATGTCTTCATCGTAGTGATGCAGCGGTTGCATGAGCAGGACTTGACCGGGCACTTATTGGCCGGTCAGGGTGATGGTCATCATTGGCGGCACATCGTGATCCCGGGCGAGAAGGGTGCCAACGTAAGGCCCGAACACCTGAAGGAGCACTACAGGGATGGGCTGTTCTTCCCTGAGAGGTTCTCTCGTGAGACGATGGACAAGTGGCGGACAAGGCTGGGTTCGTTCGCATACAGCGGACAGGTGTTGCAGATGCCTGCGCCTGAGGGTGGTGGTATCATCAAGCGCAGGTGGTTGGAGCAGCGCACACAGCTTGCGGAGTTGCCTATGGACGTGGTATGGGATTTTGTTATTGATCCGGCATACACTAAGAACGAGCAGAATGACCCTAGTGGTTTGATGGCCTTTGCGAAGGTGGGTGAGGTGATGGTGATACGTTCATGTGTACAGGTCTGGAAGGAGATGCCGGAGTTGGTCAGGTACGTACAGCAGTTCCATGATGCCAATGGTGGCACCACAAGGAGCAAG